TTATGATCGGAAAACGCAATCGTGGTTATCGATGAATCCCAGGCGCAGCATCAGCCAGAACGAGGCCGTCGACAGCGCAAAGGCCAGCAGCCAGGGGCGAAGCCAGGAAAGATCCGACAATTCGGCGCTTTCGGGCAGAAAATAAAATGCCCCGGCAATGCTCAGGCCGTAGAGCGCCAGCTTGTGGCACAGAAGGATGGTATTGATGCCGATATAGGCTGCGCCGCCGCCCAAAAAATAAAAAATGAGCCGCAGGCAGAAAAAGAAAAGCGCGCTTACGGCGATCAGCGAGAGCATGGCGGCAACCGCGCAGAGCGCATCGATCAGATTCCGTGGACGTGGAGAAGAATTTGGAGTGCCGGACATCTTGTCTGGAATTTTCATTTCCCTGGATTTTCTTCTGCCCCGATTCACGGCAAGAACGCCGGAAAAGCATTGCGCGCAGTACTGCGAGGAGGGGGGAATGGGCAAAGCCGGAAATCTTACCGTGTTTTACCCGGGGAATGAAATGGAATCCGGTTTGGGTTCCGCACGAGCTTGTAGTTCGCAAAGCATTTCAAAGGCTTTCTTGGCGCGCCCGGCGTCCGAGGCGAAGGGATCATCGGCGTTTTTATTGAGTGGCGTGTCACTGACCCCGGCAGAAAGGCTCAATTTCAAAGGTTTCATGAAAGCGTGATCCGAAACCGTGACGCCCGTTTCCACCGGGTTGTCGGTCACTTCGAGTTCTGCCGTATGCACTTCCTCAAACACGGCATCGAACACAAGCCCGTCCATTTGGCGGAGAATTGCTACTTCCTGCTTGTCTGTCTGATCGGCCATTTCTTCATTCCTTGTTGGTGCAAACCGGATACTTTTTGCTACTCAAACCCCTTTTACCTTTTGCGTTTCATTTGCCATAATTAAAGTATGGAAAACAGAAAAACTTCGGAAAAATGATTTTTCAAAGGAGAGTCGATCATGTGGAAAAAAATGATAATCGGGGCCGTACTGGCAATTACTGTCTGTGTTGCCCCAGTCGCCAGTGCCTCTTGCCCGTCTCAATCTGACTATCCAAATCGTGCTGCATACCTTTGGGACAAGGACAACCATAAGGAATGTGTGCATCAATCGGACTCCCCGAATCGCGCTGCATACCTTTGGGATAGCGACAAAAATAAAAATGTGCATCAATCCGATGCACCCAATCGCGCTGCATACCTTTGGGACAAGGACAATAAAAAACGCGCTGCGGATCACAAGAAGTAAGACTCAATACGCCTTCGCTGATTGCAAATTCCGAATCGTCTGCCGATTCGCCTTGTCGAGTTCCTCCCGCACGCTTTCCCCCGCGCGCGCCGGATCGGGCGACTGGATGTTGATCGCCTGCACGGTGGTATTCGTCGTGTTCGTCGTATTCGACACCTGAGACAGATTCCCTCGGCCCAGCGGTGACGTCGGCACGCCGCCCGGCCCGCCCATGCGCGGCGGGGTTGAAGCCTCCGGCCCTTGCAATGCAGGCGCTTGCGCCACCGCGTCGGCCACCGTCGGAGAAGCGGAAGCCGCCCCGCCGGACACATTGACCTTGATCTCGCCGGATTTGTCCGTCAGCCCCAGCAACTCGCCGACCTTGCGGATGGCGCCGGTCACGGTGTCGATGAAACCCATCACCCGCTGTTTCGCACGGTCGATCACCCCGAGCACCCAGTCGATCACGCTGTTGATTCCATCCGAGATGAATTCAACGATGTTCCCGATGGTTTCGGCGATGAACATCACGATCGCGACGGCGGTATCCTTCCACGAGAGAAATTTGTCGATGATGGCTTCGATGAGGAAACTGACCGCTTCCCTTGCTTCGTCGAATGCCGCGCTCAAACTCTCGCCGATCCAGTCATAGACCCAGCCGACGAATCGCGCGATTTCCGTCAGAACCGTGATGATGATCTTCCACATTCCGACGAAAAAGCCGATGAACATCTTCGCCGCAGAAATCGCGTAAGGGATGATCAAGGCCAGCAGAAACACGATCCCCTTGAGCGCCATTTTTACGATGGGCCAGAGAAAGGACACAATCGACTTCGCCATTTCCCAAATCGCCCCGCCAAGCTCCAGCAACGGCCCCTTGAGTTCTTCCCACTGCTCCATCCAAAAGTCGATGAACGCCCCAACGCCTTCCTCCATGGTGTTGATGATGTCGAGCAGCGCCGGGAATTCCTTGCACAGGTCGCCGATGACGGACTCGTTCCCCTCCTTGAAGTTCACGAAGTCGTCGATCAGCAGGCCGACCGCGATAATCAGGAGACCAATGGCAACCGTCATCAATGTTGCCTGGAGGGACGCGAGGGTAAATGCCTTGGCGAGCATCTTGACCCCCTCGATCACCGGAGTGAAAGCCTTGTAGGCCGCTACCTTGACCAAGGCCGCAAACGCCGCCGTCAGCAGGACGACCCCTGTTTTCGTGCTGGTCAGCCAGGAAACCAGGTCGATGAACTTCCCGCCCAGCCTCATGATCCAGTCCCAGGTGAAGGAAAGCGCGATGTTGAAGAGCTTCACGAATTTTTCGACCCGGCTCTGGATAAGCGCCCTGTTCGCCAACAGCCATTTTCGGAAGCCGTCCATCATCTTGGTCATTCCCGGCATCAGGCGCACCGCGATCGAGCGGCCAAGGTTCTGTACGATGGAGAGCGTTTGCCGCAGCGAGATCATGTATTCAGTCGAAGTCTTTGTGTCCTTCTCGGTCATCCGCCCGAAGGCGGCGGCCTCCTCGCGCATCTCCCGCATCTTGTCCCTGCCCATCGTGAGCATCGGAATCAGGCTGCGGTCGAGGCCGAGCTTTTCCGCCATCGAGATTTGCTCCTGACGGGAAAGCCTCTCCATCTTTCCGGCGATGTCCCCGAGCATCTCGTCGGTGCTTTTCAGCGTCCCGTCGGCGTGCTTTGCCGACAGCCCGTAGTGCTCGAACGCCTGCGCTCCGCGCCCGAATCCCAAGGCAGCATCGCCCATCACGCGATTCAAGCCGCCGATGGACGCCTTGACCGCCTCCATGTTCGATCCGGTCATCGAGGCCGCATAGCCGAGCTCGGAGACGGCTTCCACGCTCATCTGCTCCAGATGCGCGAAATCGCCCAGGCTCTCGGTGTTTTTCGCCATCGCAGTGACAAAGCCGCCGATGGCAACCGCCCCGGCGCTCATCACCTTGCTGACGCTCATCACCATCGACTTTGCGTCGTTGAGCTTCTTCGTAAAGGTGACAAGCTCTTTATCGTCGATCTCGAAGCCGAACAGGGCAAAGAAGTCCTCGATCATCGTAGACATGGTCTATTTCCGTTTGTTGAGTTCTTCAAAGCGCCGCTCGTATTCGCCCTCTTCGTCCATGGCTTCATGGAAATCCGCCAGATCGTCGATCGAATACGTCCCGTCTTGCAGCTCCCGCAGCCGGCACAGCGGCGGATCGCGCATCACGGGACGCATCACGTACCAGTCGAGATTGGCGGATTCGATCAGCTCAACGCCGCTTGACCGGCGCGGAGAGAAGCGAAGAGGTTTTCGGGAAAAAAATCGGAGAAATTGAAGCGCAGCGCGGCGATGAATACCTGCCAGAGTTCCCGGTTGCGCCCGGTGAAGGTCGTGTCGATATTGCTGATCCGCTGCCCATCGCAGGACACGTAGCGGAAGACGGTCTGCATCGTTTCGAGCAGTTCCTCGGCGTTCATGCGCGAGGCCAGCAGGCCGATTGCCGCCGCCCCGGCAGATTCCGCCGCCTCTTCGCTGCCCTTCTTGGCGTCCGTGAACGCCTTGAACAGCGGCTCGCCGATAACCCGCGCAATCGCCACTTCGACCTTGACTGCTTCGACGGCAGGCAGCGTGCCGAAATCGTAGCGCCGCCCGCCGATGTCTTGAGTCTTGTCCATTGCCGCGCCCCCTTAACCGAAGACGCCCGCGACGCCGCCCACAGCGCCGCTGCCGATCATCGCCGGATCGCCCAGCAGCAGGTCGAGTTTCTCGACGACGACCGTCCAATCCGCGCCATTGCCCTGCGCGCCGCGCGTCACATCGGTCGGCTTCTTGATGTAGCCCTTGCCCGTGCCCAAGTCGTTTCGGAAGTTGTCCTGGAACAGCACATCGACCGGCACGAAGGTCTGCGCGCCGCCCTCCATTCGGCTGACCAGATCGAGCAGGAATTTGTTGGACGAGCTGGTTTGCTGGAGCTTGAAGCTGAATTCGCCGGACTTGTCGGCGGAAATGCTGATCATCATGTTGCCGTCGGCGCCGACCTTGTGCGAGGCGGAATCGGCGCTGCGTTTGATGCTGATCACGTCATCGCCCTCGGCCCATCCGGTAATCTCGACGCCGTTGATGTAGACGACGGTGTTCTGGAAAGAATATGCTCTCATGCTGCGCTCTCCTTATCGCTCGAAGGTAACTTCGATGTTGGCAAAGTGAATCGCCCCGGCGCCCTTCGCCAGAACCTGAATCGGCGGCGCTTTCCGGGCTTCGCGGTCGGACTGGTTCTGTTCTGCCACCGGCTGCGCATAGACGTAGAAGCCCTTGGGCAGATAGTCCCCGGAGTGCACTTCGCCCAGATCCATCCCGTTCCACTGCCCCGGCGCGAGCAGCCCGTTATTGACCCCCTGCTGGCAGGCTTTTTCCACCTGCTGCACGAGCGAGGCCACGCCCTTGTCGGTCTGCGGCACCTTCGTCGTGCGGGTGTACATGTAGCCGAAGACGTTCGTTTCGATCGCGTTTTGCAACCAGTCGCAGCCATGCACCTCGTCGAAGAAGCGCCCGGAGGCCATCACGCCTTCGGCCAGCATCGCCGAATCTCCAAAGTAGGTGTAGTAGTTGCAGTTCTTCTTGACCAGCGCCTGGCGCTGCGATTCGGTCAGATTGACCGGCGTCGTTCCCGGCAGCAGCTTGAATTTCAGCGTGATCGTTGTGTTCTGCCCCTCGAAATTGACCACGAAGGCGCGGGCGAAGGCCGAGACGATCTGATACGGATCGTCCTCGTCCCAAGTCGAAATCGTCCGGCTGTACATGTTCGCCTTCATGAACGAGCAGAGATCGTCTTCGGCGGCCATGTCCAGCACGTTGGAATCGCGGGTCGTGAAGCCGAAAACCTTCACGCGCGCTTCCGCCCATGCGGCAGCTTCCTTGATTTGCGCCGTCGTGAGTTCCTTCGTGAAAGCGAATCCGTACCACGAAGGCTCCCGTTCCTGAAGCCGGGAGAGCGCGTCGGTGACGCTCTCCGCATCCACGCCTGCGGATTTGAATCCCAGCCCGGCGGCGTCCAGTCCGAGCATCGCGCTCAAGTCGATCGCCGTCCCGGAAGGGGGCGTAGCAAAATCCACCGTCGACTTTTTCCCGGTCGTATTCGAGCGAAGGACGAAGCGCGTCCCCTCGAAGAAAAACTCCGTCCCGACCGGTAGCGCCGCTTCAACCTCAGACGCCAGCGCGTTCAGGTTCGCACAGCCGGACAGGTCGATGCCTTCGATTGGGTGATTCACCCCGTCGATACGAATATCGAATCCGCCGTCCGTGATCGACTGGAAGCGCGCCAAATCCTTTTCAAAATTCACGCTGCCGAGCAATTCGCCCGGCACGCTCTCCGAAAACCGGCGGCTGATGCACAGTTCCGTCGGGCGCGGCGCTTGCGAGAAGAAGATTTGTGCGGCTCGATACTCCTCGTCCTCCCCGGAGAAATCGGCGGCCACGCCGTCCATGTCGGAGTAGAAGCGAATCGAATCGCCGATGGGAAGCCGGTTTGAACATCCAATGATGTTCAGGAGCCCGAAGCCCTTGCGCTTGGGAAAGGTCGGCGAACTGAAAATCTTGACGTCGACAACCTTGGAAACGGGAATTGTCATGGTGTTTTCCTTTCATGCAGCTCGAAAGATCGAGTCGTTGGGGGGGGTGGTTCGGTGTGAATCGCCATTGGGAACGTCCCAAAGGTCGGAACGCTCAAGGTTTCCTTCGCAATCAGGTGGAAGTCGATGTCGATCTGCCCGCGCTCTTCCCAGAGGCTGTTGACGACGGCGGACAGGTCGCGCGCCACGCTCATGCGCACCAGGCCGAGGCCCATGCTCTGCACCCGCTCCGTCGCATGCGGCATCCGCAAGAGCGCATGCAGTCGGCAGGCGCGGGTAAAGGCGTCCTTTCCGTAGAAATTCACCGAGGCCATGAAGGCGCGTTGCCCCACGGCGCTTTCCTCTACGTTCAGGGATGGCGCGGCTTCGTCCTTCAGCCGAACGTCGTCGACGCCCGTGGCTTGCAGAGTCGGAATGAGGACGGTGGCAAAAGGGGTTGTTCCGCCGGTCGGCGCGTTCTGGTTGGCCGGTCGGACGCTGTTTTTCGGCATGGAGAGCAGGACGCGCACCAGTTCCCGGACGTGACGGTTGATCTCGTTCATCCGGCAATCCCCACGGCAGTGGCTTGCCAGAAGCCTTCTCCACTCCAGTTCCGGACGCCGATCACGCGCCAGCGCTGCCCATTCCAGAGAATCGCATCCGAATCGGCGCCCTCGCCATCGGAATGCCGAAGCTCCTGCCGGCAATAGACCGTAATCGCCCGGTTGGCCCGCTCGCCTTCCGGCAGGAATTGCGCCACGTCTTCGGCTTTCGCCGGCTGCACCACGCCGATCCGCTTCTCAGGCTGTCCGGGAGCGGCAACATATTCGCCCTCGTTCTCGAAGCCGCCGGAGGATCGGATCAACTCGAATGCGCTGGCAAAATCCGGATCGTCGATCAGTTCGGAAACGTCGATCATTTTTGGTCGTCCTTCCAGAAGGTGATGGCCTGACGCATTTGCCCGGAGTCGATCAGCGGTTTGCTGCTGCCCTTGCGCTTGATCGTCGCCGGTTTCAACGGCGCGAAATGCCCGTTGGCGATTTCACTCTGCATGTCAGCGGCGGCGGTCATCCCGAGCACATCGAGCGCCTGGGCAACCGTCATCTTCTCCTCCAGAACCGCCTTGAGATTCTTCCGGTTCAGCGCGTTATATTTCTGCCGGTTGTTCCGCACCGAAGTGCGCAGAAAGGGCCGCTCAGGGGTGGTCCGCGTTCCGAATTCGTTCCGTCGCCCGATTTCCGCCAGAGACTCGCCTTCACCGTTTTGCTTGTCGCCGGGAATCCCGACCTTGATCCGCAAGCCCTTGTCGACCAGCCGCTTGCGCAGCATCTCGATATATTTCCCGTCGGAATCGCGCACGACGCGCACGGTGGCCTTGGCGCTCATACGGCAATCGCGCCCAATCCGGCCATGCGCCGAAGCGCAATGAAGCGCTGCCCGTAGGTCGTCGAAGCAAGCCAGGCATCGTCCGGCGTCCGGTAATTCGGCGTCGCCAGCCCGATTTGCACCTCGCCGACCTTTTTCAGGTTCGCGGCCAGCAGGGGCCCGGATTTCCCCTTCGCCGCCGAATCGCCGACAAGGAAATGGGCCGCCAGCGCCGCCCATCCCTGTTCGTAGAAAGCGCCCCACCGCGCTGCATCCAGCCACGGCAAGGCGTCTTCGATCGCCTGCGCGACCTGCGGATCTCCGGCGCCGTCAAACTCCGGGAAGCGGACGCGGAAGTCCTCAAGCCTTGGATTTGCCACCGCTGCCGCCTGCGGGTTTTTCCGGCTCGGGCTGTTTCGGAACCGAATTCGACTCCTTAAGCCAGCCCTGCGAGAAGAAGGCTTGCACCGCCTTGCTTTTGAGTGCCAGTGCGAGGAAAGCCTCATCGACGCGGGTGAATGCGATTTCCCCCTCCACCGCTGCCGGAACCGTGACCGACTGGCCGGCGGCGCGCAGCGTGATGGGATGTTCGCGGGTGTTCATCAGGATTTTTTCTGCCATTTTGGATCTCCAAAAAAAGAGGGCGACCGAAGCCGCCCTTAACCACTCACAGGAGGAGAGATTCTTTACAGTCCGTCGAAATACACGGCGGAACCCGGATAGCGGAACTCCACTCCGCCGTACTTGTATTCCCCGGCGATTTCGACCAGCAAGCCTCTGGGCTGCGGCGCGAGGAAGCGGATCGGCATCGGCACGTGCATCACCAGCTTGTCCGGCGACTTCGTGTAGACCAGCGCCCGCGCCGTGCCGCCCGCGCCAGCCGTATCCAGCCCGTAGGCCGACCGGATCTCGATGTCGATGCTGCGTTCGAGCTTGGCGATGTTGTTCTCCTGCACGTATTGCAGGATTGTTTTATCGCTGGCTTCCGAGCGCGGCGTCGAGGCCAGCACAGTCATGCACTTGGGCGGCAGCAAGATCATGGAAGGCATTTCCACGTAATTGGACTGCACCCAAACCTGCTGGATCATGTCGTTGATGTCCTTCAGGATTTCCGCCGGCGTCTTTGATGCCCAGTCGCCGTAAAGAGGCGTGCAGACCGGAACGAACGGGTTATTGAACAGCCCCGTCAGATCGCGCTCGCCGTACAGGCCAACGTCGTTCAGATGTCGGTCGTAGGCGTCAAAGGCCGCGTTGCTGCGCGCCTCCGGCAGCGACTTCCGCAGAAACGCCGATTGGCGCAATTCTTCCTGCGTGTAGTCGTAGCCGATGTCGCCCAGATAGATCGGCATCGTCTTCTCGCCGAAGGACACGTCGACCTTGTTGATGTCGCCGCCGCGCCCGGACGAACGCTTCCCGCGCCCGGCGTAGTCGTACATCTCATAGCGCACCGCCGTGGCGAACTCGCCCACTTCGGTGCTGACCGGGATGAATTGTTTGTACTGCAAATCCTGGCGCTTGCGGGCGTAGAGATTGGCCTCGGTGTAGGTCAATTGCCCGACGACGAACGACAGCGCCTCGTTGGCGTCTTTCGATGCCATGCTCGACAACTGTCCGGCCAGGACGACGTTGACCGCGTCGCGCATTTGCACTTCGCGGTACTGCTGTTGGGGGGATTTGGCCATGATGAAACCTCCTTTATTTGAGAATGCGGATCACGCCGATCTGGCCGACTTGCGTCTTGCTGTCCCAGAAGGCTTGCGTTGCCGGAAAGGTCTCGTTCGAGACGGCAGCGCTGCGCGCCGCGCCCTTGACCCCGGTTCCGGAAAAGCGGACATGCACCGGATCGCCCGGATTGCAAGCGTCCTCGCAAAGCACGTAGATACGCCCGATTTCAGCCACCGGCACTACCATGTCTTTCCGATAGGCGATGTCCCCGGCCTGATCGGCGGTCATCGTCGGGTGACGGACGGAAATCCCGAGCAGCTTGTCGGTCGCCGCCGAGGGCAGCTTGCAGCTTCCCTCCTCAGTGCCGCGCACGACGAAGAGACCAAAGTCGATTCTGGCCTCCTGCGACACGGCATTGACTACGCTCGACGTATTCAGATCGACGAGGTTGCCGGCAAAACCCGCATCGAGCATCGCATTGCCGTAGGTTCCCAGATCAATTTTTGCCATGGTTTTCCCCTTTCCAGGAAGTTGTCATTTGGTTGATGTACGCCTCGCGCGGATCGCTGTCGGTCGTCCCGCTTTGCGCCGCCTTGTGTTGCAAGAGCACCGCCGCCGCCAGAGGGTCGGTATCTGCGCTTCCCGCGTCGTGGGAGGCCGTCGCCGCCAATACGGAAAACGCCGTGCGGATCGTCGCCTCGTCGGCGTTATCGACCGTCTTACCGGAGAGCACCGCATCCAGCACCGCCTTGCTGTCGGTGTAGCGCGCAGCCACCACCTCCTTGCGGATCGCCGCGCACGTCTTCCCGTCGGTCGACACCGAAGGCGCCAGCCGCTTCGCGTCGGAGAGCATCGCAGACCAGGCCGACACCAGCGCGTCGCGCTGCTCCGGCGTCACTGCGTCTTTCTTCAGTTGCTCGATTTCCTTGTCCTTGGCCTCGATTTCCTCGCCTTTCTTTTCGAGTTCCTCGTCCTGCTTTTCGGCCTTCTCGACCAGCGCATCGAGCGTCATGCTCTTGTCGCCGACCTTGATGTTTGCGAGCTTCGCCCGCGCTTCATCGCGCTCATGCACGAGTTTGTCGATGGTGATAGCGGCGTTGTCTTCCGCTTCGATTGGCACTCCATCGACGACGACTTTCCGCTTTTCAGCCATCGTTGTATCTCCTTGGGGTTGAGGTTGAGAATCTGCAACCCGGCAAGCCGGGCCGCAACGCGCAGCATCCACAAGAGCAATGTGATTGCCGCGAATATTTTTCTGGATCGCCTGATAGGGCGTTCCATCCGGCGCGATGCCGTCCTTGAATATGAGGTCATGAGCGTACCCGCAGGAAAGCTGTACCTTTCCCTCCTCGATATTCCGGATCGACTCCTTGTCCGTGAAGGTCAGATCGGCGACGAGGTAATTGCCTTCCCGGCGCACCCGGTTGGAGACCCCGCGCGACAGCTCGCGCCAGTTATCGACCGTGACAAACTCGCTCGGATGATCGTCCGTCACCGGCGCACCCTCGAAGCTGCCCATCGCGTCGGCGGAAAAGACCTCCTCCTCCGGGCGATAGACGTTGATGATCCGCATCGGGTCATCCGGGTAGACATCCATTTCCATCGCCAGGTATTGCTGCACCCCCGAGCGCGCCACGCGGGCCGGGACGCGCAGATAGCCTTCCGGCGTGGTCTGGCGCTGCGAGAAGAGGAGGTCGATGCTTTGTTTCATTTTTTGGACCACCATGCCAGTACCAGTGCGATCAGCCAGCCAGTGGGCGCAATCGCCATGATCACCAGCCAGACCCACAGCAAAACGAATTGCCAGCGCGGTAGCCCTTTCAGGGATTCAATCACTTTGCTATGCTCCATGTATGTCATCCTTCTGGTTGTGCAGAGGGTTGAAACAGAAAGCCCCGGCTGTTGGTAGCAGCGCGGGGCTTTCGCTTTGTTACCACCAGCGAATGGCGTGGATCAGGGCGGCAAGCGAGAGCAGTATTGCCGGGGACAGCGCACAATAGGCAAACAGCCTGGCGGCCTTGTTTTTTGCGATCACTTTGAGCATCTTCGCGGTATACTTCATTCAAGTTCTGCTCCTTGGGCTGACAAGGGGTTGAAACAGAAAGCCCCTGATGTTTGCTGCATCAGGGGCTTTCGCTTTGTTCGGGAAAAACAAAAAGCCGCCGGGTTGCCCTGGCGGCCTTCGTGTTTGGGTTTGTTCAGTTACGCGGCGGCAAGCGTCTCTGCTTTCCTCTTGGCGTGAAGCTCATCAATCCATGCGCCTTCTTCGCTGTCGCGGTAAGAAATCGCTCGTTCCACATCCTCCAGCGCCCCTCTCAGGCTCTGGCTTTCGGGGTCTTTCCGCACTTCTTCGATCATCTCGTCACGAAACGCATACAATTTTTCGCGCGGCGCAAAGCTGTCGGGGGGGTCAATTAAATACTCTGCCATTACTTTGCTCTGCTTTAAGTTCGGCAAGCCGTGGGCCAATGAATGCGGTTTCGTCGCCGTTGCGGTAGGCAATCACGTCCTCAATCTTGTGAAGCTCGTCCTGAAGGTCTTCACTTTCCGGGTCGCCCTTTAATCCATCAATCAAGCTGTCGCGAAAAGCGTACAGCTTTTCCATTGGGCTAAATGGGCCTGGCGGGTCAATGAGGTAGTGCATGGTTACTTTCTGATGCGTTTAATGGCGAATACGGCCTCTTCTATGGCCTTTTCGAAGATTACAGCATTTGCAGCATAGACGGCTTTCTGTTGTGCGGCAAGGCTAAAACTGTAGCGAATGATACCAGCACGATCTAATGCAAGGTTGGTAAGGTGGGCAAGGTGGGCATCCAAAACGTCCGATTCAATGCCACGTACCCTTAACTGCGAAATCACCTCCATCCTTGCCGCATTCGACGCCATCCCAAGCTGCTTTATCCCTTCCCCGCGCATCGCCGAGAACACCGACCCATCATGCCCATGCGCAACCACACGGTGAACGCCGGGCCGGGCGAGGTATTCAAGGTCTCTACCCGAAATCGAAACCGAAGCCGGGTGATTGTGGTGCAACTCTGCCGCCACGCTCTTGTCGTCCAGCTTCCTGACCAGGCTTTCTGGTATCGCTACCCGGCCTTCCAGCCCACTCGTAAACTTCCCCATCTCCTTTCCGGTCACAGCGTCAAAGGCGGACAAGTGTTCCATGCCGTCCTTCATTCCTTCCGAGAGCACGTAGCGGGCGGCATTCCTTTCCAGTCCCGGCCATTCCCTGGCGATGGCCGCGCCGCCGATAAGGTTGGCTGCTGTTTCAGAAGTGCCGCCGCCTTTCCCGGACTGCTCCAGTGTCTCGTCCGGCTCCTTCTCCGGCTCGTCGTACCCGTCGATCTTGACCACTCCCAAGGCCACACATCGGCACATAATGTCGTGGCCTGGGTGTCCGGTTTCTTCCGGCGGCGCATCCCAGCGGAACCGTTGCCCGTTGTTTGCCGCGTGCGACTCCCGCACCCGCTCATCCCCGGCGGTGCTCCACTCGTATTCCTCGATCCCGAGCGATGTCTGCCGAATCTCGGCCAGCGCGCTGTTCAGCTTTGCCGTCTGGTCGCGGGCGATCACCTTGGCGCGGTACTCCGTCGCCCCGGTGAGTGCCTGAATCTCGTCTGCGATGGCCGTGTAGCGCTTGCCGGTCGTCACACCGTTCAGCACCGCGTTCTGCACCTTGTCCAGGTACTGCGCCGGGATCGACTGGATCAGTTGCGCATTCGTCGCCGCCGCCAGCTTCAGCGGGGCCGTGATGTCCTGCGAGAGCAGCAGATTCCGGATGTCCAGCCCATAGGCGCCGAAAACGCTCCGGAACAAAGCGTCGGCACTGTCGTTGGAAGCGTTGCGCAGGAACTCATCGACCACGCGCCGCGCCCATCCTTCGATGGCCCGATATCTCCGCAGCTTCTCAAACGCGACGCCCAATGCCGCAGCCACTGCTGCCGCTTGCATCCCGGTAAAGTCATCATCCCGCGTGTAGCTGTAGGCTGCTTCGTGCTCTTGCAAGACTGGCAAGACGCTGGCCCGGACATCCGCATCAAGCTGCTTGACCAGCGCGCGCAGTTGATCACGATACCGCGCTTCCGTTCGGCGGCTGGGCTTTGCCGGCGCCAGCCGTCGGCTCTTCGCCCGCTTGTGGTGATGCAGGATCAGCGTTGAGAGATTCATCTTTGAGCGCCTCGTTCAGTTCCTCGGCAAGGTGAATATCCTCGTCCGTGATGTTGTACGTGCCTTTCTCCTGCAACTGCTTGAGCACCTGCACTTCGGTCAGCACGGCGCCGTTCAGGTAGATCGCGTCCCGCTCCGCGCGCGTCTTCTCCAGCGCCGCTTGTTCTGCGTCGGTCAGTTGCCACAGCGGCTCGAAGTTGATAATCAGGTCGTCCGGGTAGCCACCCAGGGCAACCCGATACAGAACCTGGTAGAGCAGTTCCAGTCCCGGCCTCAGCTCGGCTTCCTGGAGCGCCTTGATCCGGTCGTAGTAATTGCGGATGTCGCTGTCGCCCGTCGAATTCATGCCCGCCGGGGACTGCCCAAAGAGCCTTGTCGCCGGAATGTCCGCCGCGCCGGAGATTTCGAGCATGAAGCGCTCGATCACATCCCGGACGCCAGAGAAAGTGTTCGTCTTCTGCGCGTACTCGTCCTGAGCATCGAGCAGCAGCATCCGGTTGAAAGACTTCATCGTCCCGGCCAACTCGAAACGCTTTTGAACCTGCTCTGTGCCCATGTCGCTGCCGAGCATGTTGCCCAGACCCTCGATTCGCAGCACATCGACCACTGCCTCGAAGAACATCGACGCTGCGCCCTGCGTTACTGTGTCGTACCGGCTCAGAGCGTCGTAGAGCGCCTGCACGATCGAGTCGTGCCAGTATCCGTTTTGGATGAATGTCAGAAAGGGAAGCTTTGCCCCGCGCGCGAAGATCATCCGGCTGCGATGCACCCGCTGCGCGGTCTGCGCCACCGTGTAAAACTCTGGTTCGCCGAAAGCTGCGCTGTTCAAGTTGGACGCAATCTCTCCATCGAAGCCGAGCCTCCAGCGGTCGAAGACGTGCAGCAGCACTTTCTGGTCTTGCCGGATGCTCTCCAGTACCAGCGGAGTTTCCGGATTCTGCCCGACGACATTGATAATCATCGCCGCGCCGCCGTAGAGCCGTCCCCACACCAGCAAGTCGCGTACCTTCTCCCGGACGGCGAGCGTCTTTTCCAATTGCCGCAGAGGATCGAGTTTTTCCGCCGGTGTTTCGGTCTCGTGTTCGATCCACTCCCGCGTCATGTCGTCGGCAGGGATGTCCACGATCTTGCGCACCAGCCAGTTGGTGCGGTACATCGCTTCAAGCTCGATGTGGTCGATGGCGCGCGGCATGACGTAGCGCCCATAGGACATCTTGTCGCGCCGGTCGGCCATGCCTGCCACGAGGTTTTGCAGGGTATCCGCGCTACGCCCTCTGGCCGGTGGCTCAGGGGGCGGCGGCGAATCCGTCGTTGGCTGCCGGTTTTTGAAAATCCGTTCGAGCATTTATGAGACCCAGTTCCAGTTCGTGTCTTTCGCTAACATTCCGCTGATTGCCATCACCAGCGCGTCTACTTGATCGTCGTGCAGATGCCCGTCATCCGCCGAAAACGCCTCGCATTCGGCCTTGAAATCCGACACCCAGGGCGCGTTTTTCGGCAGCCGCACATAGCCGGACTCGATGTAGCCCAGCACGTCGCACAAGCGCGTGTACTTGTCCTTGCTCACCTTGACGCCGGTGACGGGAATCCTCGCGTCCCGCTGGATCTTCTGGATCAGGCCGGTTCCGCTTGCCGCGTCCTCGATGTTCATCGACCGCAGCGGGGCGCTGGTTTTGTGGTCGTAGTCCTTGTGCTTCGCCCAGAAATCGGCGGCACGGCGCTCCAAATCCGGCGCTTCCCACTTGCCCCGCAGCAGGTCGAGCAGGTACAACCTGCCGTCGTCCCCGAGGCCGGCCAGCAGGAAAACGCTGTAATCGTTGTATTCCTTCGTCTTTTGTGCCGTATCCGCGAAGATCGCGCGCGCCGTGATGCGAGGCAAGACTTCGACCTCGCCGAACCATTCCCCGCGAATCACATTGCCGCCGGCAACGGTCGGTCTCTGCTGGTACAGCGCCAGCCAATCCGATGAAGACATGACCGCCTTGCGCTTCATCAGGAATTCCAGCGATTTGTGCTCTGGAAAAAGCGCCTCGCCCGCTTTCCGGTGCGGTTCGTCTTCCTCGGCAATCGCCGGGTAACTCAACACCTTCAAGCCAGGGTAATGCTCGATCAGCCGCCCGATGGGATCGTCGACATGCCAGCGCGTCAGAATCGCCAGAAAGGCCGCGTGCTCGGAAAAACGGGTGAAAAAATCGTTGGTGAACCACTCCCATGCCGCCTCCCGGATCGCTTCGGAGTTCGCGTCCGCGCGTCCGCGAATAGGATCATCAATAATGCCGATATCCAGGGATTCCCCGGTAATCGAGCCTCGCACGGTCGTATTTCGGAAAAAGCCCTCGTGCTCGACGTATTCCAGAATCTCCCGGTTGCGCAGGCGCTGCCCCGAAATCGTGACAACATTCGACGTGTTGATCCGGGTATTTGGAAAAATCTCGCGGTAAATCCCGGAATCGTACAACCGCTGCAAGCGCAGGTTGGCGCGGATGCCCAGACGTTCAGAGAAGGAGGTGTAGATCGTTCGGCAATCTGGATTCTGTCCGGACAGCCAGGCAACGAAGTCGATGATCTGAACCGATTTTCCGTGCTGCGGCGGCGCCTGGATGACCAGCATGGGGCGCTTGCCCGCCTGGAAATCCTCGGTGAAGGCTTGCAATTCAGCGGCAATCTCTTCCTGCCACCATCCCCAGATCATCTTGGGATTGACGATCTGCCTGAAACTCAGAAAGCACTTTCGCGCCTGTCTTAGCCGTCTCTCCCAGAGCAGTTCGCGCCGTTCACGATTCGATCCCATACTTTTTCAGTTTGGCTTCCAGTTCCTCGTCCGTGAGCTCGGACACTGGCTTCCAGGGATTGACGCTACCTTCCAGCGTGACATGCTGATTCTCACTGGGTTTTCCATGCGCCCGGTCGAGAATCCCGTTGGCGGCGGCGACTCTTGCGGAATGTGGCGCGCTCGAATCCTTCATGATCTCCAGAAGGGCGCAGATCGCCTCTTCCGTATGGCGCCCCGCGATGCTTCGGAGACTGGCCGTTGCCTTGTTGGGCGTACCGGCTTTTCTGCCGCCGGTCTTTGGGACGCCGGGTTTTCTTCCCCCTGCCAT